GCAGAAGACTTGCGCAAACTAACTGAGTCGGCAGGCGGTCAGGCGCAGGGAAATGTAGCAGAGACTGTGAATTATGTGCAAGAAAGTGTTGAAGTAAAAGAAGGTACTATGCCAGTTGAAGGTGACTACAGTTTAGGTGACTTTGCTGCACTTGCCGGAGTTACACTTACTGAAGTACAAAAGAAAGGTTCTGCAGGACAAGCAAAAGGTAAAGATCCTATGCCTAGTGCAAAACCTGGACGTACTAAACATCCATTAAAAGATAAACTTGTAGGCGAAGATGATGACCGAATTGCACAGTTAGAAGCTCGTGTTGCGCAATTAGAAGCAATGCTACAAGAAGAACGAACAAAGAAAACTCCAATTAAGAATCGTAACCCTGTTGCATCACATGCACAGTCAAGTGGTTCAGGTGTACATAAAGACCAATTCAAAAAAAATCTACCAGACCGTAAACAAAAGCATAAAAAAGACTATGCTAATGAGTCTATCAAAGCCCAACTCTGGGCAGCATTAAAGTCAAAATAATACTTGACAACCCCCTAAAATCGTAGTATAATATAAGCTAACATAAACTATTAATAGGAGGATAGTATGGGTAGCCGAACCTACGGAGCAGAAGAAAAAGCAAAGCTAGAACGTCTTGTCAAAGAAGGTGTAACAGTATTGCAAGAAGTAGAAGACTTAAACACAGGTCTAAAAGAAACAGTAAAAGCTGTTGCAGAAGAAATGGACATCAAACCAAGTCTTATTAACAAAGCAATTAAAATTGCACAAAAACGTGACTGGGATTCACATGCTGATGCATATGATGATCTAGAAACAATTATTACTACATTAGGTTACGACAAGTGATTAGAAAAATAGGACATTTCTTTAAAGAAAGTTATAAAACTAGTCCAGTAGCGTTTTACGCTGAAATGGTCGAAGCAGTATTGCTTATTGGTGCAAGTGCTGTTTTGGCTTTCACTATCTTAGATCCTGCTACTAAGACATTTGTTCCAATGTATCTTATAGGTAGTATACTAGGTATTGTAAGTGCTGTAATTAGAAAAGCAGCATTTGTTATTGTATTATGTAGTTGGTTTACAGCAATGAATGCATATTCATTATATCAACTATTTTTTATATGATAGCATATATATGTTAGAGTCGTTCACTTACGAACAGGTTGAAGGTTATGTTGGCCACAAACAACAAGGAGAAATGAATGCCATACGTTGATGCGATGTTTGATCGCGATCAAGATATTATTCGAGTAGTCGAACGTAAAGACGGAAAGAGAACTTTCCGAGAATATCAAGCAAAATATACTTTTTATTACGAAGACCAACGAGGCAAGTACAAGAGTGTGTACGGTGATCCTCTAAGTCGTATTGTGTGTAAAAACACAAAAGACTTTCGCAAAGAAGTTGCTATTAACAAGGGTAAGAACTTGTTTGAAAGTGACGTAAATCCTATATTCCAATGTTTAAGTGAGAACTATCTTAATCAAGATGCTCCTAAACTAAACATTGCTTTCTTTGATATTGAGACAGACTTTGATCCAGAGAAGGGCTTTGCTGATCCTGCTGATCCGTTTATGCCTATTACGAGTATCTCTGTATACTTACAGTGGCTAGAAACAATGGTATGTTTAGCAGTGCCTCCAAAGACACTTACAATGGAGCAAGCTGAAAAAGAATTAGAAGGCATTGACAATGTAATGTTATTTGAACGTGAAGGTGATATGATTGACACGTTCTTAACACTAATTGAAGATGCTGATATTTTATCAGGTTGGAACAGCGAAGGTTATGATATTCCTTATACTGTAAACAGAACAAGTCGTGTACTAAGCAAAGATGATACACGTAGATTTTGTTTGTGGGGTCAACTTCCCAAGAAACGTGAGTATGAAAAATATGGGAAGCAAGCGGTTACATTTGATCTAGTAGGTCGTGTACACTTAGACAGTTTAGAACTATATCGTAAGTACACATATGAAGAGCGTCACACATATAGACTAGATGCTATTGGTGAAATTGAAGTAGGTGAAAACAAGGTGCCATATGAAGGCACACTTGATCAATTATACAACAATGACTTTCGTAAGTTTATTGAATATAATATTCAAGATACAGCACTACTTGACAAACTAGACAAGAAACTACGCTTTATTGATCTAAGCAATACTGTTGCACACGAAAACACTGTACTACTACAGACCACAATGGGTGCTGTTGCTGTTACAGAACAAGGTATTGTAAACGAAGCACATAATAGAGACTTGCGTGTGCCCAATCGTCCAAAACGTGACGATACAGAAAACACACAGGCGGCAGGCGCATACGTTGCGTTCCCTAAGAAGGGCTTGCACAAGTGGATTGCATCAATGGATTTGAATTCACTATATCCTAGTGTGATTCGTGCATTGAACATGGCTCCTGAAACTGTTGTGGGACAAATACGTCCTGAAATTAGTGACAGTCGTGTACACGAAGATATGACCCTAAAGAAGAAGAGTTTTGCAGGTAGTTGGGAAGGAAGATTTAGTACAGAAGAATACGAAGCCGTAATGGAGCAACGCAAAGATGTTGCACTAACTGTTGATTGGGAAGATGGTCGATCTGATGTACTAAGCGGCGCAGAGATTTATCAATTGGTGTTTGATTCGCAAATGCCTTGGATGCTTAGTGCAAATGGCACAATCTTTACAACAGAGTTTGAAGGTGTTATTCCTGGACTACTAAAGCGTTGGTATGCTGAACGTAAAGATATGCAGAAAATGTTGAAGAAGGCAAAAGATGCAGGCAACGAAGCAGAGATTGAATATTGGGATAAGCGGCAGTTAGTTAAGAAGATTAACCTAAATAGTTTGTATGGTGCTATTCTTAATCCTGGTTGTAGATTCTTTGATAAGCGTATTGGACAGTCAACTACACTTACAGGACGCAGTATTGTTAAGCACATGAGTGCTGAGGTAAACAATTGTATTACAGGCGAGTACGATCATGTAGGTAAAGCAATGATATATGGTGACACTGACTCTTGTTACTTTAGTGCATGGCCTATGCTAAAAGATGACGTTAGTTCTAACAAACTAGAATGGTCTCCTGAAAAGGCTATCACGCTATATGATCAAATATGTGAACAAGCAAACACAACATTTCCTAACTTCATGATGCGAGCATTTCATTGTCCTAAGAGTAGAAGTGATGTTATTGCGGCAGGTAGAGAAATTGTAGCACAGTCGGGTTTGTATATTACTAAAAAGCGTTATGCGGCACTAGTTGTAGATAATGAAGGTTTTAGAACAGATACAGATGGCAAACCGGGGAAAGTAAAAGCAATGGGCTTAGACTTGCGTAGGTCAGATACACCTGTGTTTATGCAAGACTTCTTAAAAGAGCTATTGCTAATGGTGCTTACTGATGTCCCTCAAGAAGATGTACTAGAACGCATTACCCAGTTCCGTATGGAGTTTAGTGAACGTCCTGGTTGGGAGAAAGGTTCGCCTAAACGTGCAAACAAAGTTGGACATTATCGTCGACTAGAAGAAAAACAAGGCAAGGCAAATATGCCTGGACATGTTCGTGCAAGTCTCAACTGGAATACATTGAAGCGTATGAACGGTGATAAATATTCTCAAGAGATTGTGGATGGTATGAAGGTTATTGTTTGTAAACTAAAACAGAATCCACTGGGTTACACAAGTGTTGCGTATCCAACAGATGAACTACGTATTCCAGAATGGTTCAAAGAACTTCCGTTTGATGATGCAGCAATGGCAGAAACTATTATTGATAATAAGTTAGACAACTTAATTGGTGTGCTTAACTATCCGTTAGAAGATACTAAACGTCACAACACATTTACAAGTTTGTTTGACTTTGGAGGATGATATGAGCGAACAACACGCATTAGAAGATGAACTAACTGAGGAAACTAGAGATAGATTCCAAAACAGTCAAATGTCTAAAGCAGGCAAGCTGGCTATGGAACTTAATATTGAGCGCAAAAGACTCAAAGAAGAACTTGCGCAAGTACAAGCAGAAGTAGAAGACCTTACTCCTACTACACCAACTGGAACTATTGACTGGTATGTTAAATGGGCTAGTATGATACTAGCAGTACTAGGGGTATTTGCACTCAGTGCAGGATGGACACTTTATGGACAAGCACTTTATATTCTTAGCTCGTGTGGATGGGTATTTGTTGGCATGACATGGAGTGATAGAGCAATTATGATAGGATCAGCTATTAGCGGCACAGCAGTTGCTATGAACTTGGTCCAAGGACTACAAACATGAAAATTAAATTAGAAATAGAGCTAGACACAGAAAAGGACGCTGAAGAAATACAATCGTTATTGGATATTATTGAAAGCACTAGATACAAAGAGGAGGATGACGAATGCGAGTAGGATTTACTTGTAGTACATTTGATCTTTTGCATGCAGGCCATATAATTATGTTACGGGAAGCAAAGGAACAATGTGATTATTTGATTTGCGGATTACAAGTTGATCCAAGTTTAGATAGACCTGAAAAGAACGCTCCTATACAAACTGTAGTAGAGCGTTACACACAACTAAAAGCTGTTTCATATGTAGATGAAATTATTCCTTACGGTACTGAAAAAGACCTAGAAGATATCTTGACAATGTATCCAATTGATGTTAGAATATTAGGACAAGAGTATAGAGATGGTACATTTACAGGTAGAGCTATATGTGCTAGTAGAGGTATAGAACTATATTTTAACAAAAGAGATCACAGATTCAGTAGTAGTGACTTAAGAAAGCGGGTTACGGAAAAAGACAATGATTAAGTACGTATTTGATGTTGATGGTACATTAACTCCTAGCAGAGGAAGAATGGATCAGTTATTTCAAGAGTTTTTTCTAAACTTTTGTAATAACAATGATGTTTATCTTGTTACTGGCAGTGACTATGCAAAAACAGTAGAACAAGTAGGTAATGACATAGTAATGGCTGTAAAGAAAGTATATAACTGTTCAGGTAGCGATGTATATGAAAAAGGTCAAAATATAAAAACAAGTGATTGGACTATGCCAAACGACCTTAAAGCAATATTGCTAGGTTGGTTACAAGGAAGTTCTTTTTCTTTACGTACAGGTAATCATATTGAAGAACGTCCGGGAATGGTTAATTTTAGCATTGTAGGACGTAATTGCAGTTACGATGAACGACAGTTGTATATAAAACATGATACAGATAGTAGAGAACGAGAAACAATTGCATTTCAAATCAACAGTTTATTCAAAGATATTACAGCGACAGTAGGTGGCGAAACAGGAATAGATATTGGTCCAGTTGGCGCAGACAAAAGTCAAATACTAAAAGACTTTGAAGTAGAAGATAAAATTTATTTTTATGGAGATAGAATTGATCAAGGCGGCAATGATTACCCATTAGCAGCTGTAAATGTATCAGGCAAAAATTTTAATGTAAAAGATTGGAGAAACACATGGAGGTTATTAGATGCGAATACTAGTAACTGGTCATAAAGGTTTTATAGGTACTCAACTTTGTGAGTTCCTTAAAGACTTTGAAATAATTGGTCGAGATATTAAAGAAAATCAGGAAGATGATATATTAACATGTGAACTGCCAGATGTTGATATAGTTATACACCTTGCAGGTATCGGGGGTGTAAGGGAAAGCATGGAAGACCCCAAGAAGTACTGGTACAATAATGTAGAAGGCACAAAGCGTATACTAGATAGATATAGGAATATAAGAGTACTAGTTGCAGGATCAAGTTCCCAATACGAACCTCATTTGAATCCATATGCAGCAAGTAAAAATATTATTGAATCTATTCCGCATCCTAATGTTTGCTTTATGAGGTTTCATACAGTATATGGCGATGTTCCAAGAGCTAACATGTTCTTTGATAAATTACTCAATAATAAGTTAGAATATGTAACTTCACATGAACGAGATTTTATCCACATTGAAGACTTATGTATTGCAATTGGTCTAATTATGAGTAGTAAGGTAAAAGGACCAATTGATGTAGGGACAGGTATTACAACTAAAATTTCAAATATTAGGCCCGATCTTCCTGTTCGCCTAAATACACCCGGAGAAAGACAAATTACACAGGCTAATACATTAGAGTTAAACAAATTAGGATTTTATCCTAAACACACTGTAAAAGAGTTCTTGACAAATAAAGGCTTTGATACTATACTTAATACAAATGGAGACAAATAAATGAAAGATATTTTACAAGACGTTGTAGCACATACACATGCACTAGGATTTTTATCACTAGTCAAAGTGAGCAGTGAAGATAACACCGCAATTGATTCTATGGCAGATGATAGATCGGTAATTTTATCTGGTAGTACACATAATAGTGTATCAGAATTCGTAGGCACATTTGGTATGCCTAATTTAGATAAGTTAGCGTTACACTTAAAAAATCCAGAGTATCAAAAAGATGCTAAGATTGATGTAGTACAAGCTGAACGCAATGGCGAAACTATCCCAACACACATCCACTTTGAAAATACAGCAGGCGATTTCCAAAATGATTATCGCTTTATGAATAAGCAAATTATCGAAGAAAAACTTAAAACTGTAAAGTTTAAAGGAGCACAGTGGAATGTAGAATTTCAACCAAGTGTTGCTAGTATTGCACGTATGAAGCTTATGAGTGCGGCGCATTCAGAAGAGCCTACATTTAATGTAACTACTAAAGACGGCAGCTTAGTGTTTAGTTTTGGCGATGCAAGTACACACGCAGGCGAGTTTGTATTCCAGCATGGTGTAGAAGGCGAATTACAACACACATGGAGTTGGCCAGTAGCACAAGTACAAAGTATTTTAGGATTGGACGGCGATCTTACTATGAGTATTTCCGACCAAGGCGCTATGATGATTAGTGTCGATAGTGGCATGGCAAAGTATGATTACATACTTCCGGCACAAAGTAAATAAAAATGTATAGAGTGACAGCATACTTCAAAGATCGTAAAGTATCACAAGAGTTTCACGATGTGAATGATGCAATCGAATATCGTGATGATGTTGACGCTCACTATCCTACAAAGGTAATTTTTAGAAAGGTAATATCAATGAGAGAATGGGTATATAACTGTTGGAATGTAGTAATGGATCACGAAAAAAATCCACTCAGTAACATTCCAGACTTCAGCACACGACACATGATTATGCAAGTATTGGCATGGATGTGGTGTATTGTATTTTCTATTGTTGTAGGTAGTATGTGGGCAGGAGTAGTTAGCATGATGCTACACGTACTACTATTAGCCGCAATTGCTGTAACAGTAGCAACATTCGAAACAGCAAAACGTAAACCACAATACTTTGGCGGTTATAATGGCCGTGGCAAAGGTGGCGAACACGAATGAGTAAGAATAAAGATTTAACTACAGCACAGAATGATTATGCGCATTTTCTTCCCGCACTAAGTGGTTTCTATGCAACTTATGTAGGTAAACAGCGGTATGACGAGTATGTTGAATCTACACGTATTCCTAATAATTTTCAGAACGGTGTTGAAACACTAAATTATCTTAATAAAACAGACGGAGCGTTTCAATATAAATGGACACTCTATTCTGCAGGACATGCTGACTTAGACACAACAAAGCACGTACCCAAAGAAGATATGGTACGTAACAGAGATAGAGAAAACACTTGGCTACTAGGCGACTCTGGTGGTTTTCAAATTGGTAAGGGTGTTTGGGAAGGCGATTGGAAAGACATTAATTGTCCTAAAGCACAAAAGAAAAGAGACGGTGTATTGCGTTGGATGGACGCTTACATGGACTATGGAATGATACTTGATATTCCAGCCTGGGTTGCACGTTCACCTGCTGGTGCAAAAGCAACAGGTATTAGTACATACGCAGAAGCAGTCAAAGCAACACGCATTAACAATGACTACTTTATGAAACATCGTACAGGTGCATGTAAGTTCTTAAACGTATTGCAGGGTGAGAATCACGCAGACGCAGATGACTGGTACGAACAGATGAAAGATTACTGTGATCCAGTTAAGTATCCTGACACACATTTTAATGGATGGTCAATGGGCGGACAGAACATGTGCGATGTGCATTTGGTTCTTAAACGCATTGTTACACTACACTACGATGGACTACTACAAAGCGGCTTACACGATGTAATGCACTTCTTAGGTACAAGTAAACTAGAGTGGGCTTGTTTGTTAACAGACTTACAACGTGCTATACGCAAGTACTATAACCCTACTATGATGCTTACATTTGATTGTGCAAGTCCATTCTTAGCTACAGCTAACGGACAAGTATATACATCTAATGAAACTCCTGATAGAGGTAAATGGACTTATCGAATGTTGCCTAGTGTAGACGAACTAAAGTATGCAACAGATACTAGAACCTTTAAGGACGCTACGACACAAGACGGCATCTTTAAGGTATTTGAAGATAGTCCACTAACTGATGGATTACTAGTAAATGACATTTGTACATATGCCAAAGGCGATCGTAATAAGATTGGTGTACCTAAAGTAAGTGCAGGCGAAGTTGAGCTAGACAAAAACGATAATCCTGTATTAGATCCAAGCGGTAACCAAATTGTACGTAAGAAAGATTCTACAAGCTGGGATAGCTTTAGTTATGCTATACAAATGGGTCACAACGTATGGACACATGTAAACGCTGTACAAGAAGCTAATAGGCAGTATGACGCAGGTGTAATTCCTAGTATGCTAGTACAAGAAAAGTTTGATAGAATTACATTTAGAGATGTTGTAGAAGAAATATTTTCAAAGACAACAAAAGAAGAGTCATTAGAAGTTATTGACAAGTATTCAAAGTTTTGGATGGCTATTCCTGGCACTAGAGGTGCTATTGGTAAAAAGACTGTAAACAGTTCTACATTTTTTGATGCACTTTTTGAAGTTGACGCCGATGAAGAAGTTCGTGAAGAACTAGATGAAACTAAGCTGGAGGAACTTGAGGATGAGCAACTATGATAATACACAAGATAAGCTACGAGCTCATTATGCAGAATTAGAACGTAAGCATAAAGAACTTGACATTGAGATAGAAACCAAGTATAATAATATAACAGTAACAGATGAAGTTAGGCGTATGAAAACTATGAAACTCTATCTAAAAGATGAAATGCACAGAATTAATTCTTACTTAGTACAAAAAGGTTTAGAATGAAAGATTGTAAAAATCTT